TGATAGTAGAACGGCAACGGACATGAAATGGCGGTGCGGTTCGACCTGGTTCATATTCCTTAACAGAATGAACCTCGTGATTTTCTAATCTGCAAATCTCACTTGTACGACTGTCTAATACCGCTACGATTTCGTAATGGTCGCCACCCAATTCCTTAATAGTATCTAGTGTTGCAAGATTATTATAAAAGGTCGTCTCAGTCCTGACAAGCGTATCTGCTCGATGATAGGCGACTCCTGTACGTTCAGAAAGAGCCCTAGCCATTCTATCAACAGACCAACCACCTGTTAGGCCTTTATTCAAGACATCACTGATTGCTTTATAAGCAACTTCTTTATGCACCCACACATTTTCAGAAAAGGTCCTACCACTCCAGTTACTAGCCATCTTATGCTTAACTGCATCGACACCCAATATTGGTTTCTCTATGATTCCGAAATGAGCCAAGTTCTTAGCTTGATGGATTTTACCTTTGATGTAGACGTCACTCAGAGCCTCTGTGACCTTGTCATGTATGCCGTCTGGCTTTCCATATAGTTCAGCCGTCAGACGCTCAATTTCGGCAAGCAAAGCCTCCTTGCGACTAATACGATGGCGATATCCCAAGGCGTCCAACAAAGGTGTCGGTGTGTCAGGATTTAAAGCCATTTCACGAAACCTTTCAAGAGTTACATTCTTAAACTCTCTACGCTCTTTATCTGTCAGATATTGCTTGGCCTCTGCGTGAGTCATTTTATTATCAACTGCATACCTGGCGTAAAACTTCTCAATCTCAGAAGCCAGCTGGTGTTTATAGTCTGCAAAAGATTGGCCAATCTGTGCCATGTACCTATCAGCTACTATCTGAGCATTGTGTTCCTGTTGTAAAGCACGCTCGGTCCAGTACTCATCCCAGTACTCATCTATCTTTTTCTTGTCCTTGGTCGTCATGGTCATCCTCTACCTTTTTGAAATTGGTCTGAGAGTATGTATCTTGTCCTTGTTCCTGTTGTTCTTTCAATCGTTTCTCAACCTCTGGTTGATACCATGGATGTTGTTCACGAATACTTAGGTCGTCTAAGATACCGATTGAGTTTACACAATCTTGAATAGCTTCAGACTCGTTTGAAATGATGTCACGGTTAAAGACATAAGTAAATTTAGATGAATCAAACGCTACTCCTTTGTTAGCTGCATACTGTTCTACAAACCAAAGGAATTGCTTGATACCTTTTTGAAACTCATTTTCTAACTCGTTACAGTCCAAATCAAGGTCTGTATAGCGCCATTTAAGAGCTTGGCCACTGGCATTGCCTAGATTATCATCTTGGGTATCAATGGCTCTTGCAGCCTCATACAAGAACTTACGAGAGCGTTCAATATCTGTTTCAACTCCACTAGTATCATTGTCTGCTTGCAGGGTATCTACACCACCATCGCTAGAAACTTTGATAGAGCGGAACTTATTCAGATTATTCATGAACTCGCCCAAGTCTGCGCCTTGATAGTTTTTCAAAACATAAATCAGCTTCGGCATATCTGCCAACATATCAGCATTAGTAGACATTTGAAGTTGAATATTATCAATCAAAGACTTAGTTTGAACTAAAAGACCATCCTCATACTCGTTGTAGCGGAATGGAATCAGAGGCACTTTCTCCCAAGTATAAGGAATCCGTGTGCCGTCAGCGTTGACATAGTAAAAATTCCCCTTGGTCTCCTTAGACAGTGGATTGAGTTCAAGGTGTGAACCGGTCCAGATGTAATCTGTAATTCCTTGTTCATCGTAGTATTCTACAAAAGTTTTGGTCTTCTTCACTCCGCTTTCATAGACTGCTTGATTATAGACACGCACAAAGGCAGATAGTTCTAAATGACGCTCATCTTTCCAAAAAGGGATAATCTGTTCACTTGGGATTTTAAATAAGCGTAGACGGCCGTTCTCATCGTAATAAGGCAAGCCGTAGGCTATTCCCTTCATCACTGCTTCCTTACCAAGTGACTTAATCGTAGATAAAAGGTCCTCGTCAAACACGTTATCTAAAAAGTCTTGTGATTTTTCTCCTTCAAGAGAGATTGTTGGTTTTTTAGAAAATAAATAACCGACCTTCTGGTCTACCAGTTTCTTAAATAAACCCAATTCAATCCTTGAGTTTGTCCGCCAGTCCACGTCTACTTTCTTATTTCGAATAGCCGTGCGATTTCTATAGTAGTTGTAAGCCTCTTTCATTGTGCTTACTTTCTCAGAATCCTGGTGCTCTTTTATCTCAATCTCTAGTATTTCATTTTGGGTTGTATTCTTAATCAACAACCGTCTGATTAACCATTTAAACCAATTACTCAACATTTCTCCTTCTCCTACCAGAACGATATTCCTGGCTGTCTCATATCGTCTTCAAACGCATATCTAGTAGCGTCGATTGTGTGGTCATTTACTTCTTCTAGCTTAGGTTTGGGATTTCCATCACGGTCAACTGCATAGTCAGCACTTTCGAACTCTCTTGCGATATTCGGTGTGCGTTCCGGATCTATCACAATGGCATCCAAATCGTCCAACCAGCGTTCTCCATACTCCCTACTGTCAGGACCTTTCTTAGCGCCTTGAACAAGCGGAATATTCAGCTGCAGTTTTAACTCATCAATCGACTTAGGTTCTGCGCTATCACAGGTTATCATCTGAGATTGATAGCCTTTCTCACGGATTCTTTCAGCCAATTCACGGTTGCTAATCTTCACTCCATAAATCTCATCAATAGCATAGATAACACGTTTTTTCTTGTCGTAATGCCATCTTACAAAGGCCAGAGGATCATTAGCATAACCGAAGTCATTGCCTTGCCGAATGTTATCGAACCTTGCTATCTCCTCGTCTGTAATCTTGCGGAACACTAGATTTTCAAACGGTGCTACACCCGAACCGATAGCCTCGCCCAGATACTCCCAACGATAACGCTTCTCTGAACGTTCTCTCGTGGCCTCTGCTTCTTCTATGAATGCTTGGGATATATATGGGTTATCTAAGTAAGTCGAATGGTGTACGTGGGTGTTTGGAGGCTGTATAACACTCTCGTATTTCTTATTCACCCAAGACTGTTTTCTTTTTGGAGGATTGTAAGAGTAAAAGAATTTATAAAAAAGACCATCATCCAATTCTCCACGAAGAAGGGAGTTGGTGATTGTCTTTACTTCATCTTCAGTTTTAAATTCAGCTAACTCCTCAATCCAGCCAATTGCAAACGGGAAGCGACTGTCTTTCAAGGATTTAATACGCTCTGGATCTTGTGCGCCACGGAAGATAATATAATTTCCTCTTGGGATATAGGTTATCTTCAAAGGGGATTTATTAATCTTAAACAAATGACCGACCCCTTGCTCACTAATCGCCCATTTCAATTGCTCATAGACCGATTGTTCTAAGGTATTATCCGTCTTACGAATACATACGGCATTGACTGGATAGCGCATAATCAGTTGAATGATAGTGTGTCCGAGGTCGCTTGACTTACCAGAACCACGCCCACCCTTTTCAACCACATGTAAGATTTTAGGGTCAAACGCTGCACGCCACATAGAGTAAAAAGCCTTTGGGATAAATTCGCTCATTCTACGTTTCATCGCTAACTCCTATATCATCAACGAATTGAACAGCCGAAGACATCTCGATTTCTTTTCTCTCTAAATACGCACCATTCACTTTGAATATATGATCTAGGGAACGTTGTCTTTCTTCAATTGTCGGAGTAAATTCATAAGTCGTTTCCGATACCTCCACACCTTCAGCAGTCTTTACAGTTTTTTTAGAATATCCTTGTTGAGTTTCCCCTCTAGCAATACTAGCAGAGATTGCCAAGGCTTCTGCGATTGACATCGAACGTTCGTCAAAAAGTTCTTCAGTACGTTTTTTGATGTATTCAGAAATGTCAACTTTTGTCAACAATCTTTGTCCTATAGACCTTGCTGTTTTATCAGAATATCCTGCTTTTATTGCGGCTTGTGTTGCGTTTCTACTGATGATGTACTCATCAGCGAAATGTTTCTGTCTATCGTTCATTTTCCATCACCACCTTTCGAATAATCAAAAAAAGCCACACGATGTGCGACCTTTTTAAGACCTCTCACAGGCTTTGCAGGAATCGAACCCACGATAACAGTTTTGGAGACTGTTGTGTTACCGCTACACTAAAAGCCTTTTTTAAAATGCAAGGCGACTACTACCTTGCGTGTTAATTAGAAATAAATTTTCTGATTTATTTTTTGTAGTCATTAACGGCGATGCCCGGAATCGAACCAAGGGAAACATAGGAGAGAAACCACTTACCTGTCACCGCCAAAACGAGGCCGAAACCTCGGAAAAATATAATAAATATAAAGGAGATGTCAATGAACGAAATATCTGAGACCTCTCTTTTCAATTCTTGACACTACCATTCTAACAGATTATCATTACAGTGCACATCAAGATTATTTTGATTAACACATATTCTCAAGATATTCTCAAGATAACTCAAGAAATTCCAAATTATTCCAAAATTACCTCCAGTTCTTCAATAGCAACCTTACGCATGCTGTAATACGAGCTCTTGCTGATTGATAACTTATCACAAATATCCTCAATATACGTTTTAGTAATATATGTCATTCTCAAAATTGTCCGATGCTTCGGATTTGTTAACTTATTGATCATTCGACCTAATTCAAGTTTTCTGTTAATGACCACTTTAGTATCCTGCTCTATAGCCTCTTTCATCACTACCAACTGAGTATAGACATCATCAACTTTTCTAGTCTGTCCACCTTGAACTTTGACACCTGACCACTTAGGACTTGAGAGCAAACCTGCCTCAAGCTCATTGATTTCATCTATACGGCTTTGGATGTCCATGTCAAGGTCTTGTAATTCTTTCAATAGCTCTTTAGCCTTGTTCACTCTCTATCTCCTTTGTGATATAATAGTCTTTGCGAGAACTATTAGCTGAGACAGAGGGTGTCTTGGCTTTTTTTATTTTATTCTTTATTCGTAATCACACTACCTGCACCGTTGACAGTGACCCAGCCATGCTTCTCTCTGGCTTCTGCTTCTTTCATCCGGATAAGATTATCTGTGATTGAATCTGACTTCGCTTTGTTAGCCTTGGCTTCACCTTCTGCTTTGATGATACCTGCGTCTGCTTCTGCTTGAGCTTGAACTTTCTTTGTATCAGCTTCAACTTTTGCTTTTTCTTGTTCCTGCTTAGCTGTATCAATTTCTTTTTGTTTTACAGATTCATTTTTGATTGCTGCTTCAATCTCATCGCCTGCGTCTTGGTCTGTGATGGTAAAGGATACAAACTCCAAATCATAAGACTCAAATTTTTCTTTAAGAGCTTTATCGATCATTTCATAAACTTCTGTACGCTTATTACCGAGGATATCGTAAATATCGTAATTTCCTGTTACAGATTCAATAGCACGCTGAACAGCAGGAGATACTACACTATTATTCACGTTTTCTAAGTCTGTGTAATTAGAGAAGACCGTCATGGCTTTTTCCTTGTTTACACGATATTTTACATCGATATTAGTATTTAACCATTGACCATCTTTTGTCTGAGTCGTGATTTTCTCCATTGTTTTTGTTTGAACAGAAGTGGAGAGAGTGTAAACCTTGTCGATAAATGGCATTTTTAGATGATATCCTGTTTGCAGGGTGTTTTCTTGCACACCTCCAATTGCGCTAACTTTAACTCCAACTGTATTAGCTGGGATACGCTTCACGGCCGTGAGACGAAAAATACCAAGTGAAGCAACAGCTGCAACTGTAATGATACCGCCTTTAGCAAGTTTTGTAAGTGTTGTTTTTCCTGTTTCATGATTGTATTGTGTAAACATTGTTTTTACTCCTTTTTTAAATTATTTTCCCATCAAAATTTCTCTGTTCTCGTAAATGTTGCCGATGATTTGACTGTTTTTAAGCGTTTCTGGCTCAAAAGGACTAATATTGTCTGGATCAGCGGCATTAATACATTCAACATAGAAACCTAGACCATCATGCAATATACCAAGTATATGACCGTTATTCTTAGATGTTTCAAGGT